ATTACAATCGGAAACAATGCGACATGGTCGGTAATATAAATAGATTTTATACTTATATATATAAAAGACCTGATGGAACACCATTTTATGTAGGAAAAGGAACTGGTGATAGATATTTAAGACATTTAAATAAAGCTAAAAAACAAATTAAATCTAAATTAATTGTAATACGCATAATACAAAAAATACTAAAAAATGGACAAGAACCAATTATAGAAAAGCTAATAGATAATGTAGATGAGGAACTAGCATTTTTTATTGAACAAGAATGTATTGATAAATTTGGAAGAATAAATAACAATACAGGTATATTAGCTAATTTAACAGATGGTGGAGAGGGTTCATCTGGATATAAATGTTCTAAAAAAACTAGAGAAAAGTTAAGAGCTGCTAATATTGGTAAAAAATTATCAATAGAGCATAAAAATAAAATATCAAAAACTATGTCTGTAAAACATATTGGTTCTAATAATCCTTTTTATGGTAAAAAGCATAGTAAAGAAACATTGGAAAAAATATCAGAATCATCAAAATCAAAACCAACTAAATATTGGTTAGGTAAAAAATTTAGTGAGGAACATTTGGAAAAATTAAGAATACAAAAAACTTGCCCACATTGTGGAAAAATAGGAAGAGGAAGTGCGATGAATAGATACCACTTTGATAACTGTAGGAGTGTTGTATAATGGTGACTTCAATCAAGGGAAATGATACAAGTACATTTGGTGGTGAAATAAAAACCAACAATGATTCTATTATAAGTAATAGACCTGTTGTTAGAGTTGATTTATCTGCTGACCAATCTATAAGTGATGCAACTTGGACAAAAGTACAGTTAGACACAATAGTTACAGATACAGATTCAGCATATGATGCAACAACTAATTATAGATTTACTGTTCCTTCTAATAAAGCAGGACTTTATCAAATAAGTGCTATGGCAGGTTATGATGTTGGAGCTAATACTAATTTAGTAAGAAATATATTACAGATACAAAAGAATGGAAGTTTTTATTATCCAAGAGCTGACCAAAACTTTACAGCTAGTTATGCAAGATACGGTTATTTATCATTAAATATAATAGTAGATTTAATTGAAGGTGATTATATTGAATTATTTGCTTATTGTGATGATACATCAGGTAATCCAGTACTAGATGCAGCCAATTGTAGTATAAGTATACATAAATTAATAGGATAAATATGAGTACAGTAAAATCAAAAAAACTACAAGTCGGAACAGATGCTACTTCCTCTAATAACTTTACCATCTATCAACCAGCAACACCTGATGGAACATTAAGAATTGGTGTAGGTAATGCAGATAGTCCTACAGAGGTAGGTAGGTTTGACAGTAATGGATATGTAGCAACTAAAAATCCAGCATTTAAAGCAACAGTATCTTCTGCAAAAAGTCTTACAGGTGGAGCATACTATAAAGTTCCATTTGATTCAGTAAATTTTGATACTGTTGGAAGTTATGATACATCTAATTATAGATGGACTCCTAATGTTGAAGGATATTACCANTTTAATGCTTATGTGCAAACAACATCAGGAGTGGGTCAACATGGAGGATTTGCAAAAAATGGAAGTATTGTAGCATATGGAACAAATCATTCAAATGTAGCTCATTATGGAGACCAAAATAGTTGTATGTTATATATGAATGGAACAACTGATTATATAGAATATTATTTATTAGTAGGTTCTACCACAAATACAACATTTTCATTATCAACTGTTTGGTTTGATGGTGCGTTAGTTATGTCAACAAGATAAGGAAAAACAATGACACTTTACGAAAAAATTAAAACACTTTACACAGAACTAACTGATGAAGACTTTATGCCACATGGAGGTGGTACAATCATGCTTCAGAATGACAGCGATGGTCGTGGTGACTATATAAAAGAATGGCACCATACATTAGCTAAACCTACACAGGAACAATTAGACGGAGTTCAGTAATGACTATTAGTATTAAACCCACAGCATCAGGTTCAACGATAGAGCAAGACGGAAGTACCATACTTACTGTTGACGGCAGTGGGAATATTACGCCTAGTAATCAACTATATCCCAAAGTTCCATCGTGTCATGCGTATGGAAATGCAGACCAATCCATCACAACAACAACATGGACTAAAATTCAATTGAATGACAAAGACTGGGATACGACTAGTGATTTTGACACTACAAATTATAGATATACCCCATCAGTAGCAGGTTATTATCAAATGAATATGTGTGTAAGATTTACTAATTCAGGTTCACTACAGCACGCACAAGTCGCTATTTATAAAAATGGTAGTTTATATCGTAGTTTTAGTAATTTAAGAGATATTGTTTCTGTTAGTCCCCAGCACCTTGTTGGTTCAGGTTTAGTTTATTTAAATGGTTCAACAGATTATATTGAGATGTATGCTAATTTAGTAATGACCTCACCTGTTTTAGATTTTGCTGATACTCATTCTCGTTGTTGGTTAGAAGCACACCTAGTGAGCGTATAATGTTTGGTATAGCCGCATTTTCTCAATCACCCTTTAGTTCTCTAGCAGGTGCAGTCTTACTTGGACAAGCAAGTGTATCGGCTGACGCTACAGTTGTATCTACTGCTGTACGCTTAAGAACATCATCTGGTGATATATCATCTACTGCCACAATAACATCTGATGCTATTCTTATACTAAATGGTGTAGGTAATATCAATGTTGCAAGTGCAGTAACCATAGATGCTACACGCTTAAGAACAGTCTCTGGTGCAGTAAACGCTACAGCAAGTGCAAGTGTCACCTACTTAAGAATTAGAACAAACAGTGGTGCTATTGCAGGTTATGCACTGTTTGATGCAGAAGGATTCTCTCTCGCAGTTGCAAGTGGAACAATATTCTCTAATGTCAGTGTAACAGCAGATGGCTTTAGTGAAGCAAGGGCTACAGCAAGTATAGATGGTGATGCAACTGTATCCTGTCTAGGTGGTTTAATAGCAGATGCAGATGGTAACATCAACGCAACAGCATTAGCACAATGTCTAGCAAATGCTACATTTAGTGGCGATGCAATTATAGATGCAAACGGAACAATTACAGCACTAGGTTATGTACTAGGCGAAGAATGGTCAGATAGTGATGTTGGTACAGAAGTATGGACTGACTCTACTACTGGAAGCGAAATATGGGTGGAAGACACACCTGAATCAAACACATGGTTAAGACAAGGATAAAACATGGCAAAAACCAAAATATCAGAATACGATTCAACCGCAGCTAATAATACCGATGTAGATGGTATTAACATTGCAGAGAGTTGTCCTCCATCAGGCATTAACAATGCTATTCGTGAGGTCATGGCACATTTGAAAGACTTTCAGTCTGGAACAAGTGGTGACCCATTTACCAATTCTAGCACTGTTACATCATCAGGCACATTAGCAGTTACAGGTAATTTAACATTAGATGGTAGTGCAGGCACATCTGGTCAAGTTATCGTATCACAAGGTTCAGGCAACACTCCAATATGGGGAAGTGGTTTCCCAAGCGGTGGTATTATTATGTGGTCTGGTACGATTGCTACTATTCCCAGTGGTTGGTTATTATGTGACGGAACAAGTGGTACACCTGACTTACGAAACAAATTTGTTATTGCTGCACACTCTGATGATGGCGGTGTAGCTAAAACAACAGTTACAGGGACAGCAGCACAATCTGGTGGTAGTAAAGATGCAATCGTAGTAAGCCATACCCATACGGCTTCTGTTACAGATTCTGGACACACTCACTCATTAAATGGAGAAGGTATATTTGGTCAAGCAACAGATGGAACAGGAACACCATCCTCTGGATTTACTGGCGGATATCCTCTTGGTCAAATTAATGGTATTAATTCTGCTACGACAGGCATAACAGTGTCTAACTCAACAACAGGTTCTAGTGGCACAAACGCTAACTTACCTCCATACTATGCACTTGCATTTATAATGAAATCTTAAGGAATTATTATGCCAAAACAATTTAATCAAAATTTAACTGAATTTGAACAAAAAAGACTAGAGGCATATCCTGATATTAAAAACCAATTAGATATGTTATACCATGATATTAAATCTGGTAATTTAGAAAATGGAGCTTGGATAAAAGCAATAGATGCAGTAAAAAATAATATTGCAAAAGGGTAATTCATGGCAACTAGAATACAATTTGAAGAATGGTTACCTGACCAACCATCAGTAACCTCCCTACGAGATGCGAAGAATGTATTTCCTACTAGCATAGGATACTCACCTTTTGCAAACGCAGAAGATTTCTCTGGTAATGCAAGTGAAAACTTAAACTCTGTATTTGGTTCTAAATACGGTGATGAGGTTGCTATCTTTGCAGGTGGTGGAACAAAACTGTTTAAACTAGATGCAACAGACTTATCGCTAGATGATGTCTCCAAAGCTGGTGGATACAGTGGCGGTACATGGCATTTTGTGCAGTTTGGTAAAGTGGTAATTGCAGCTAATAATCAAGCTAAATTACAAGCGTGGACGATTGGTTCATCATCAGCATTTGCTGACCTAGACACTAATGCTCCTGTTGCTAAATATGTCACTGTAGTACGAGACTTTGTAGTATCAGCTAATATTGGTGCAGGAACAGACACTAACAAAGTACAATGGTCAGATATTAACGATGAGACTAATTGGGTATCTGGTACAACATCACAATCAGATTATCAGGTCATTCCTGATGGTGGTAACATTACTGGATTAACAGGTGGCGAGATAGGACTTATCTTTTTAGAAAAGTCTATTGTGCGTATGTCTTATGCAGGCTCACCATTATTCTTCCAGTTCGACACCATATCAAGAGGATTAGGCTGTATTGAAGGTAATTCTATTGCCCAGTACGGAGCTACATCATTCTTTCTTTCTGATGACGGTTTCTATAAATGTGATGGTCAAACAGTTACAGGGATTGGAACAGAAAAAGTAGACAGATACTTTTACAGCGATGCAGATTTAACAGACCTAGATTCTATGTCAGCATCTGTAGACCCTATTAAAAAATTAGTGGTATGGAACTATGCTAATGTAGATGGTGGTCGCAGTGTGTTAGTTTATAACTGGCAACTAAATAAGTGGTCAAGAGTTGAGACTCTAACTACAGGTGTGGGTAGTATCACTACGACAGGTTACACCCTAGAAGGCTTGGAAGCAGTATTGGGATACACTAATATTGATACATTACCTGCATCACTGGATGATAGATTATGGGTTGGTGGTAAGTTCTTATTTGCAGGATTTCAAGATGCAAAGATTGTGACCTTTACAGGCTCTACCTACAATTCAGAACTCATTACACCAGACCTAGAAGTAGGATATAACTCTGTGGCTACATTAGTCAGACCACAAATAGATAATGGTAGTGCAACTGTTAAAGTCGCATCAAGACGAGAACTAGACGATAACATACAATTTGGTTCATCTGTTACTACATCATCTGAAGGTCGTGCAAGTGTGCGTAGTGCAGGTCGTTATCATCGTTTCTCTATCAGCCCTACTGGTAACTGGACAAACGCAACTTCTATCGATGTAGACTTTAAGCCACAAGGTAACCGATAATGGCAGTTAGTAGATATAGAAGACTACAACCACAGTACGCAGATACTCGTGAGATTGCAGAAATTACCAACCAAGTTCTAAATGGTAAAACAAACAACACAGGCGAAGTAACATTACCACATGGTTCAGGTGGTGGTAGTGCAACCTATACGGTAAATGATGAAAGAGCAGGATTTAATTCAGTTATCTTATTTATGCCTTTATCTAATACCTCTGCTGGCAAATTAACTAGCATTTATGTTAGCCAAAGAAATAAAGGTAGTTTTGTAATCACATATAATGACAGTGGTTCTACTGATATTGAATTAGCATATGTTATAATAGGGTAGTGTATATCTAGGATTCTTTCATGGAAACTAACCTATTTGTAGTTCCTACAAACCATATTCACCAATTCTGGGATCTAGCTGTTCCTCACTTACAAAAAGCTATCGATGTAAGCTCTGGTGAATTTACTATAGATCAATTAAAACAATTTGTCGCACAAGGACAGTCAGACTTACTCCTTGTGATGGACGACAACAAACAATGTCACTGTGCATTTACAGTGCAGTGGATAAACTATCCTAATGACAGAGTAGCCTACATTACTTATATCGGTGGAGTCACTAATAAGAAATGCTGGAATCAATTCTGTACATGGGTAAAGAACAATGGTGGAACAAAGATACAAGGTTCTACCAAACTGGATGGTATCGTCAGATTATGGCGTATCAAATGGGGTATGCAACCTAAATATACACTAATGGAGTTAAAATTATGACCTTTCTAAAAATCTTTAAAACCTTCTTTGGATTGAATCCAGATGCGTTTACCTTTTACGGTGGCGGTGGTGGAGGTGGTAGTAGTAAACAAACCACACAACAACAGCTAGACCCTACAGTTCGTCCATTCGTAGAGTATGGTTTACAAGAGGCAAAACAGTTATACCAATCAGACACTCCTAATTACTACCCATACCAAACATATGTAGACCCTAGTCAACAAACACAACAAGCATTACAAGCTGCACAAACAAGAGCATTAGCAGGTAGTCCATTAGTACCAGCCGCTCAACAACAACAGCTTGCTACAATACAAGGTCAAAATTTAGGTCTCAATCCATACTTTGCTAACGCACTACAAGGTGCAGCAGGGGTTGCTACTACACAGTTCCAAGATGCTTTATCTAACATTGCATCTCAAGCATCACAAGCTGGTCGTTATGGCTCTGGTGCTATGGCTAACTTACAAGACAGAGCATCTACCAATTTAGCTAAAGAACTAACAAGCAGAGCTGGAGAACTAGCTTATCAGAACTATGCGGCTGAAAGAGCAGCACAGGAAAGAGCAATACAGCAAGCACCTGCAATGGCACAAGCAGATTACCAAGACATTCAACAGTTACTCAATGTAGGTCAAACTGCTGAAGACTATCAAAGACAAGCTCTTGAGGCTGATATTGGTCGATTTGAGTTTGAGGAAAACAAACCTTACACTAAACTACAATCTTACCTATCTGCTGCATACGGTGCTCCTATGGGTCAAGTATCTACAACCACATCGTCAGGAGGTAAGTAATGGCAGCTCCATTAGTAGGTGCAGGTATAGGTGCAGTAACATCTATGGCTATGGGTCGTGATCCGTTACAAGGTGCATTATTAGGTGGTGTTGGTGGTGGATTGTTTGGTGGTGCTGGTGGTATAGGCTCTGGATTTAAAGAGCTAGGGGCTAGTGGTTTATTTGGTTCTGCCGTTCCAAGCACAGGTGCTACCGTTGCAACATCTACTCCAGTAATGGGTGGTTTAGAGTTGGCAGGTGCTACAACTGGTGCTGTCGGTGGTGCAACAACCACTGCTGGAACTATAGGTGCTGGTGCTAGTGATTATGTAGGTCGTTTTGTTCCAGAAAATTTAGTTAATAGTACAGGTATTCCAATGGATAGTACAACATCTGCGTTAGCAACAGGTGCTTCTCAAGCAGATAACATGCCATTGTTAATGACAACAGAAGGTGCAAAAGGCACACAGCCTAATCTTTTTGATAAAACAAAAGATTTGCTATCTCCTTCTGGAGGTTATTCAGAAGGTGACAATATTGCACAGAAACTGTATCAAGCTGATCCTGCTTCATCACAAATATTAGCACAAAACTTATTGTCTCCAAATCAACCACAAGTTGATATGTCAGCAGATATACAACCTATTAAAAGAGGAGTATCTCAAACAACAGCAGGAACACCATTGGATGTTAAAACTCAAAGCGATTTAGAGTTAGCTAAAACAGTTGTTGGTGATAGTGTAGGTGGTGCTTTAATGCCATACAGAACAGAAGGTTTTGGCGGTGTTAATATGATTCGTGAACCAAAAAGAAAATTTTATTAAGGATAAATTATGGCGTTTAAACTAACAGACTTGTTAAAAAACATTAACTTGTTTCCTACTCCAAGTGTATCTCGTTTAGAAAAGTTTACTAAACCAGAATATGGAGGTTTACTGTCAGAAGAAGATGTTAAATCTGCACAAGCACAATCCAATTTAACTGGACTATTAACTACTGCATTAGGAGCATATGCTGCACCTAAAACTAAAAGAGCTGGTAGTATTCTTCCTTACCTTGCAGAAGCATATGTTACAAAGGGTATGCCTACTGCTGGTAATGTAGGAGATGTTGCTTTATCTAGCGTTATACAAGGTCAAAAATTAAGACAACTAGGAAAGACAAACGAATTGACTAAACAGTTGTTGCAAGACCCCAGAGTAAAAGGTGACAAAGCAAGAGAATTATTAGCATATACAGATGCTCCTGGTTTAGCAAAACAGTTAGACGAAACCATTAATGTAAGACAAGGTACAGATGTTATTAAGAAAAAAGCTGGCGGAGGTTATGAAGTGGTTTACAGTAGTCCTAAAGCATCTACAGTAAAACCGTTTAAACTGCCAACATCAGGGCAAGTAGGGTATGTTAATAATATATTACAAAGAGAATTGCCAGATAGTGATACCAAAAAAATTGCTCCATATGTTACAGATCAAATTGCTGTATTAAAAAGACAAAATCCAAATCTTTCTAATGAGGATGCAATTAAGATGGTAGTCGAGGATATGAAAAAATCAGGTGCAATTACCTCTAGAGGTGGATTAACATATATTCCTTTTGTTGATAGTTATGGAATTGACATTTCAAAAGCAAGCCCAATACAAAACACACCAACAGAAACAGGTCCTCAAGTTGGAGACACTGCTGTAGATGCACAAGGAAATACAGCAATTATTACAGGTTTTGATGAAAACGGTGACCCTATATACGAAGAATATTTTGGAGGTTAATTAATGCCATTTGATCCATCTACTGCTAGGATTATACAAAGATCAAACGATGGTGTATCTAATCCTGAAGAGCAAGAAAAAGAAATAAAAAAAGGATTTGACCCATCCACAGCTAGAGTTGTTCCAAAATCAGAAGCTGCCCTTTCGGATAAAATTGCTTATGGTTTTGAAAAAGGCGAAAGTGATGTTACTAATACAAGAACTATTCTTGAATCTAAATTTCCTTCTATATACAAAGCCAATAAATATTTAGAATACTCTGTTCCTAAACGAACAGAAGATGGAAAGTTTAAAGTATATTCTATAGAAGAAGGAAGAGCTGAAGCAGAAAAAGAAATTGCAAAGTTTGATACTTTAAAAACAGAAGATCAAAGAAGAGAATATCTTAATAAACAAAAGCAAGACTACATTAATAAAAAATATTCTTACTTATCAGAGGAAGACAAAAACTCTGGTGGTGCAATGACAGGAGAAATACTTAAAGCTCTGGCTACTCCAACTACAGCAATACCTATAGACAAACTTATGAAGTTTGAAAAAGGATTAAAAGGTTTATCTAAATTTGCAGGAGTATCTGGTGTATTTGGTGCAGAGTATTCAGCTCTAGATCAGTATGCAAAGACTGGAAAAATAGACCCTAAACAATTAGCTATAGATACAGGTATATCTGCTGTAGGTGGAGGTGTTATTAAAACAGGTATAGATGGTGCTGGACAAATTATTAAAAAAACATCTAATGTTTTACAAGACATGGCTGATGCTAAAAAGAATAAAACTAAAATTGTTCAAGCAAATGATGTTATAGATGAAATAGAGTTTTACGGTGCTAAAGCAGTTAAGGATGGCGTTCCAGAAAATCAAGTCATGCAATCTATTTCAGACGAAACAGGCTTACCTGTTAATCAAATTAAAACTATAATTAATCAAGCTGACAAACCTCCAAGAATACCTAAAACAAAAGAAGAAGCACAAAAAATATTTGATGTTACAGGTTTTAATAAACAAGATTTTGGTAAAACTCATCTTGCTAAAACTATAGTTCCAATACATACAACTTTAAAAAATTTACATGGAAAGACTGGTGCTAGATTAAGACGGTATAGCTATGATTCAAATATAAAAAATAAGGAACTTTTAGAAAGAGTAAATCCTTTTTTGCAAGACTTGCAATTATTATCTAAAGCAAGACCTCAATCATATAAAGAAATATCAAAAAATTTATTTAATGGTAACTTTGGAAATGTTCAAAAGATTTTAAAAAAAGAAATCCCAACTCGTGATATTAATTTTAAAGAAACTGTAAAAGTATTAAATGAAATTCGTGATGAGCTATATAAATACAATCCTAAAATGGGAGGAATAACAAATTACTTTCCAAGAAAAGTAGAGGATTTAAAAGGTTTTTATAAAGCAATTGGCAAACCTGCCACATCAAGAATGAGAGCTGCATTAGACAAAAGAGCTAATGATCTTGGAATAAGAACTATAGACCTTCCAGAAGATGAAGTTGTTAAAATTGCAAACCAGCAATTAAAAGGTTCTTTTGTTAGAGGCGGTGGACCTTCATTTACAAAAGAAAGAACTGTGATGGAAGTTGAAGATGCAGTTATGCCGTTCTATCAAGATGCAAAAGAAAGTTTAACTAGATACATTAGAAGTTCTGTAAACAATATAGAACAATCAAAATTTTTTGGTAAAAATTTAACATTTAAAGATGAAGGCAGTAATTTAATAGATATTAAATCTTCTATAGGAAAATTAATAGCTGATGATATAGATGAGTTAGGCGACAGAGCAGATCAAATTGGAGAATTATTAGAAATAAGATTTTCTCAAGGAGAAATGTCTCCTGCAAGAGGCATGCAAAATTTAAGAAGTATGGTGTATGGAGCTACTATTGCAAACCCAGAATCAGCATTAGTGCAGATGGGTGATTTAGGAGTATCTTCTTATATGCAAAAATTTGGTAATGCTTTTAAATCTATGGTTGGTGACAAAAAAGTTACTATGGAAGATTTAGGTTTAGAAGATATTGCTGCTGAATTTAATGATTCAGGAAAATTATCTAAAGCTCTTGATAAAGCATTTACATATACTGGGTTTAGAAAAATAGACCGTCTTGGTAAAAACACATTAATTAATGCTGCTTTAAAAAGATATAAGTCTATAGTAACTAACAAAGGAAAATACGCAAAAGAATTTGAAGAATTTAAAAATAAATATAAAGATTCTTTTGATGAAGATTCGTTTAAACAGTTAGGTGATGATTTAAAAAATGGCGTTGTATCTGATGATGTAAAGTTTTTGTTGTTTAATGAATTAGCCGATGCTCAACCTATTACATTAGATGAAATGCCACAATATTACTTGCAATTTCCTAATGCAAGATTAGTTTATGCTTTAAAATCATTTACATTAAAACAGTTAGATTTGTTGCGTAAAACTGTATATGACCAATGGCAGGCTGGGAATAGAAAAGAAGCAGTAAGAAACGCTGGTGCATATCTTCTTATGGTTACAGGAGCAAACACTTCTGTAGACCAAGTTAGAAGACTAATAAATGGAAAACCAGTCGGTATTTCAGAATTTAGAGAAGACTTTGCAGATAATATATTAAATATTTTTGGTGCATCAAAGTATGTTACAGAAAGATATTTTCAACAAGGTAAACCAATAGCTGGATTTTTTAATATGGTTGCACCTCCTGTTGGAATGATTGATTATTTTGTATCAGATGCTATGAAACTTTTAGAGCCAGATGACGGTTCTTTTAGTTTTGATGATAAACCAGCAGATTATAAGTCTGTTAAATATGTTCCAGTGATTGGTCGAGCACTGTATCTACTAACTGGTGGATATGAAAAACAAAAAGCAGATGCAGAAAAAAGAGAAAGAGCTAAAGAGGCATTTAAGTTTTGATATGGCACACACTAAAACTACCCCCTATAAACTTATACAACGCACCAAAAAGAAAGGACAATGATGGAAGTGGATCACACCGAAGCTAGGCTAAACACGCATGAGGCTATATGTAAAGAAAGATATGAGTCTATATGTGCCAGAATAACACGACTAGAAAGAATCATGATCGGTATGACTGGTGGTATTCTTTTTATATTGATTCATATTGCATTAAAGATGGCATAATATGGACAGACTAACTGCCCTTATTGTATCTTGTTTATTAGTTATTTTATTTTGGACTCATTATGCGTTTTCTGCTGACACTACTATCAAATATTCTGGGATGCCTGTCCCATCTGCTATGTCTCCTAGCATTAGTGCTTTCAGTAATGATATGTGTAAGTCAGGCGTATCAGGTGGAGCTAATACAGGCGTTATTTCTATCAGTGGCGGAGCTACTATAACAGACGAAAACTGCGAACGAATCAAACTTGCCAAAGTCATGAATGATTTAGGATTAAAAGTCGCTGCTGTAGGCATATTATGTCAAGATGAGCGTGTATTCGAGGCAATGTTACAAGCTGGCTCTGCCTGCCCTATTAATGGTGCTATCGGTGATGCTGCAATGTTAGCATGGTTTGAACTAAAACCTGAAGTATTTGCGAGGTTATATGGCAAGGATTGGACTCCTCCTACTGTTACTTATCCAATGGAGTAATGTATATGCGTGGTATTGTAACTTTTCTCAAACAGCAGATGGTTGGTATGAAGACGGCAGTATGCAATGCGTTGGTATCGACAACCAAGTGGCTTTGGAACAAGAGTATTGTGGTTGGTTCAGACCTGATGACCCTGTTTGTTCAGCATTTATCGAACCTATATGCGTGGACAGTATCGAATATCAAACGCTATCTTGTCCCCAAAATTATAGTGGAGGAATACAACAAAGTAGAACCTTTATTTGCAAACAAGCAGCTTGGACAGATTGGACGACTACTTCTGATAACTGCACCCCTAACCCTC